CACCAGCTTTCTGGTTGAACTCTTCAGTAATAGTTCGGAGAAGTGTTAAATCCTCTACCTTCTCAAATTTTTCTCGCTTACTTTCAGGAATTTGATTTAGTAGGGCGTTTCTTTCTTCTGTAACATAACCATTAAATGCAGTAGATATTTCATCAAATTTCTTTGACAACTCTGCATTCTTGTTCTGTTCTTCAGAAAGTAGGGTTTTATATTCCCCTTGCTCTGCTAAACTATTTTTACGCTGCTCTTCCTGTTCGAGATTAATATTTTCCATTTTCAATTTTAATTCATTGCGTTCTTTCACAACTTCATTAAATCGAGAGTATGGAACAGCTTGATCTAACTTTTTTTCGTCTTTATTGACTTGAGGTTCTTTTACAGCTTCCTCTATGGCTGTATTCTGTGTTTCTTCAGACATTTTTACTCCTTAAGTGGATTATTATATGGTATTAAGTTAAATATGAATTAAATTAATGACAATTAGAATGTCAAAGAAAATAAAAGAGTTTGAGTTCAAGCAAAAGTGGTTCGATTATATGAACTACGAACCTCACGCAGGTCAGCGTAAACTACACTTTCCAGAGAAGAAAGGTGCTTCATATTTTGTAAATATTTGTGGTAGACGATATGGAAAAACTACTGCAGCGTATCGTGAAGCAGAATTTTATGCAGCACAACCCAATCAAAAGATTTGGCTTGTTGGATTATCTTATAAGAAATCACGATTAATGTTTCGTGAAGTATGGAAAGATATGGTAGCAGGGAAAGCAAACGATATTGAACGAGCATCAGAAAAAGAACAGTATATCAAATTCAAGTGGGGAACAACCGTAGAAGGTATGTCTTGCGAAAATCCAGACTCTCTTGTTGGTGAAGGTGTAGACTTATTAATTATTGACGAAGCAGCAAAGATGCCAAGAAAGATTTGGGATATGTATTTATCTCCTACTCTTATTGACAGAAAAGGGAAAGCTATTTTTATTACTACGCCTGAAGGGTTTAATTGGATATATGACTTATACTTATTAGGGCAAACAGATCCTCAATGGTATAGTGTACAATCTCCAAGCTGGGAAAACGAACACGCATTTCCGAAAGGCGAAAAAGATTCTTTCTTGATGGAAAGAAAAAGAAATATGTCCAAAGAATTATTTGACCAGGAGTTCGCAGCAAAGTTTACTTCTATGGAAGGACGAGTATATCCATTTGATAGAGAAAAAGATATGGGCGATGTTCCATATAATGAAAACTTACCTACCTATTGTTCAATGGACTTTGGATTTAGAATGCCATCAGTATTATGGTTTCAAACATTTAAACAAGATGGTAATTGGCATATTAATATTATTGATGAAATAATTCACGAACGCAATATTCCCACAGATAAGTTAGCTGAAATGATTAAGAAAAAGAATTATCCAGTTATTACTTACTATGGTGATCCAGCAGGTAGTTTCGTACAAGGACAATCTGGTATGGGAGATATTCATATTTTTAGAAAGCACGGAATTTATGTTGAGTATCGTATGGATAAATTATCCAGAGATATACAATCTGGTGTTAGCTATTGTCGTGGATTTTTTGAAAACGCAGACGGATTACGCAGGATAAAAATAGATAAAAGGTGTGTAGGTATAGCTGAAGATTTTGAAGGATATAGATTCCCAGAAGCAGTAGAAGGAAAAGCTATCTCTAACAATCCAATCAAAGATGGCTTCTATGAACACGGTTGTGATGCTTTTAGATATTTTGTCTTGAATAGATTTCCAATTAGAAGTAATTTCGTTGGAAGAATACCAAGATAAAAGGAACGCTAAATGTTTTTAACCCCACAAGAGATTATAAAAGATTCACTAAGCAATTTTAAAGAAGAACAAGCAAAAGCTCGTAGAGAAGAGGTAAGAAAGTTTTTAGATTACTATTCTGGTTCTTTAACCGAACAATACATTGAAGGGTATTTTAAATCTGACGCCTTCCAAGAAATCCCACACTACAATACAAACATCGTAAAGAAGTTTGTAAATCGTATGTCAAAAATTTATACTATCGGTGCTAAGAGAAATGTCAATGATAAGTATGTAGAGCTTTCATCAGTTAAGAATGCTCGTATGAAACAAATGGAACGAATGACTCGTTTGCTTGGTACTTGTGCAACTTATGTAATGTATGATGAAATGGAAGAACGATTTGAGTATCGTCCTATTTATTACTTTGAACCATACTTTGGTGACAATCCATACAGACCTGAAGCTATTGTATATCCTATGATGCACGGACACGCAGACTTGTCTGATACAAATGATTTAATGTATGCTTATTGGGATAAAGATAGACATATTAAGTTTGATGATAATGGAAACATTATTGAAGAAATAGAACACAACTTAGGTATATTGCCTTTTGTTTTCTCTCACAGAGAAGAACAGTTAGATTCTTTCTTTGTAGAAGGTGCGTCAGACTTAGTATCTGCGAATGAGCATATCAATATTACAATGACTGAAATGCAATTAGGACTACGATTCCAAATGTTTGGACAACCAGTTGTAACTGGACTTATTTCTGACAACTCTAATGTAAGAGCAGGATCAGATGAAATTTTAACTTTACCTGAAGGAAGTAATTACGACATTGTATCTCCAGAAGGAAATGTAAGAGATGTTATTGAAAACATTAAATGGCAAATAGAGTTAGTAGCATTAAATAATCATCTATTTGTTACTTTCGCACAATCTGGTGGTGAAGTACCAAGTGGTATTTCTTTAATGATTAAAGACTTAGAACGCCACGAAGATTTTATCGATGATAAAGAATTATATCGTCAATACGAAAAAGATTTCTATAAAGTAGAATATGCTTTATCAGAAATAAACAGCTTAGGTCTACCGAAACCATCTGAGTTTAAAGTAGACTTCTCTGAAGTTGAATACCCTATGACTACGCAAGATAAGATTATGTTAAATGAATACAAATTAAAACATAACTTAACTACACAAGCAGAACTATTGGCAGACGAAAATAGAGATTTAACTATTGAAGATGCTATTCAAGTTATTGCAGATAATAAATCAATGAATGAAGTAGAGGTAGTCGATGAAGGTAACAGTCAAGAGTAATGTAACTTTCAAAAAATTAAAAAAAGCCAATTTGGAAGAAATGGTTTTTAATAATTTAATTCTTGCATTAGGCAAAGAAGCAAAAAAGAAAGTTGATAAATCCTTTAAAAACAATAAGGATATTAATGGAGAACCTTATGAACCTCTATCTTATACATACGGAAGAGATAAAAAAGCATTAGGTAAGGGTGGTAATCCAATAATGGTTTTTGACGGAACTTTGAAAAAAAGTATTTCAAAAGTATTAACAAACAAGTCTGATATGTCTGTAACTGTAAAGTCAGAAGATGCACAAATGTTATCTAAAAGAGGACTAAACTATGGTGCGTTTCATTTGACTGGTAAAGCAAATGCAAAAAGAAAAAATCCTAAAGTCAGAAAATGGTTTTTTACCAGCGATGAATTAAAGAACAATGCAATACTATTAGAAGATAGATTGCTTGGAAAAGAGTTTTCAAAGCTCAAAGATAGGTTTGCAAAAAAATTACAGTCGCTTTTAAAAACAAGAATGCGTATTATAGGTAGTAAGAAGATGCCAGCATCTTCAAACTTCGCAAGAAATGTAGATATATAATGGAAGATTTAATAAAAGAAATATACAAAATGGTATCACAGATAAAGAAAATATCTGAAGCAAATAACGATTTGTTGGGTTTCGTATGTTCTAAGGTTGCTCCAAACAAAAAAATCTGTCAGGAAGATATTAGCGTTGATGATATGATGTCTATTTCTATGGAAATGTCAGAAATGTTTGAAAAATATGATGTTATGCCTGACGAGTATGGTCTTGCTTAGCTTCTAACTCTGCTAACTTCTCTAACCACTTACGCCTTTCACTATTTGTCGGACGCCTTGATGGCAATGGATCTAACCCTACTTTCTTAGCTCTCTGCAATAAAGCATATCGTGATGCTCTATCCTCTCGGCGTTTTTGTCTATAAGGTTTCTTTCCTTTCTTGATTTGCTCTACTGCTTTCTTTTCTTTTATATCTCGTTTCTTCGGTTTGTCGTTTACAGGATTTCTTTCTGGAAGGGTATCTATGATTTCTGAAACCTCTTCGCTTTCGGCGTCTATAATATCCTCTGCGTCTATTTCCTCTGCTTTTAAGAACTTCTCAAATGGACTATCTACAGTTACATTGATATTTCTAACCAGTTTCCCTGAATGTTCTAATACCAGACGCCCTGCCTGGACATTCCCTTCAACAGCTTCACGAATCATACTATTTAATACCATCGGTAGCTTGGCATTGAAAGACACCATATACTTCTTATAATAC